TTTTTTTAGGATTATATAATACAGAAACTTGTGTTTTGATATATGTGTAATCAGGATCCACAATATTAGGTTTAACAGTCATAATAGAAATTGGTTTGATTACTGTATCAACCAATAATTGTTTTTGTATGTCTGTAAGTGTATAGGCACCAGCTGGTTTAATAGAAATGAATACTTGACCATAAACAGGTGGGTCATTTATTTCACCACCCCAAACATTCACCGCATCAAAAGCAAAACCTAGTTTGTTTTGTTGTAATAATGTGATATAATCTTCAGTAGTAACCGCACGACCTTGAGTGGAATATGATTTAGGTGCTTGAAACTTAATTGAATCGATTGATTCTTTAGCTCCACCTGTTGTTGCTGGAACTTGAGGGTAAACCACATATGATGTTAGATTTTGAACAGAATCCATCAGTACAAAATTATTTGCACCAGAAGCCATTGTACCATCAGTAGAGATGTAAGAAACGTATACAATATTTCCGTCAGCAAGTTTATTACCTAAAATACCATCACCAAAATAAATTTGGTAATTACCATTCAATGCTTCTTGTAAAAAATATACAGTAGAAGATGGAGTTAATTTTAAGTAATCTGTTACTAAATTATAAACTGTTTGTGTTGTATCAATTGATGAATTTTGAACAATAACTTGTAATGTAGTTGTATCAACATTAGAATCCAATATCTCAAAAGTATATGAAGGATTTAATGTAGAATTAACTGTATAAGAAATATTCCCCGGAATACCCTGTTTTAATTCTAAATTATTAAACGTAGCAACACCACCACTTGCAGCAACAGTAGTTGAATCTGTAGTGACAAAATTATAGTTTATGCCAGCAATTGATTTAGACATAAAATTTGTATTTTTTGGAATAGTCAATAAGTTTGCTGAAGTATTCACAACAAGATTAATGAATGCGGTTGGTGCAATAGCTGATTTTGGAGTATAATTTAATAATTTAGCATGTGATACAACAGATGAGCGTTGTAATGCTGAATCCAAGAACAATTCATTGCCAACCATATTGAGATAGAAAGCATTGTATTGTGTGTTATATGCTAAAATGTCCAAGATAACTGATAGAGCAGAACCTTGGAAATTATAATCTTTAAATGTATTTTGTGATTTTAAATAATTTGTAAAATTAGATTTAATTGAATTAAAATCTAAATTACTCACTTGAGTATTAGTATTCGAAGCCGCCATTATCTGGACCTTTGAAGAAGTAAATTAAAAGCCGTAGGAGTTGTATTATTTCCTATGTAAAAACTTATTGATGCTGAAAAAGAATAATTATCAGGCATGAGTGAAACGTTTATCGAGTTGATTTTAACTCTAGGCTCATAATTTGTAATTGTATTTGAAATTTCATCTTTCAACATACCTGCTGTCAATGCAGATGCTGGTTCAAATAATAAAGCATTTAAATTTGAACCTAATTTGGGCTGAAAAGGTCTTTCAAAGAAATTTGTCGATAATAGGTTTCTAACTGAACGAATTACTGCTTGTTCATCATAGCTCAAAGCAACATCACCTTTAACCGGAGTACGATTAAAGGTTAAATCTAAGTCTGAGTAGATATTGGTTAAGTTTGCCATCTCTTATTTATGACGATAAATTATTAATAAGATGTGGTTTACCTATAAAATTTGTAATCAAAAAGTTGGCAGTTTCACCCGCATCAACATAATTTCTAGTGTTATTATAGTTAGAAACAAATTGTTTTAGATTATTATAATACGTCACATCTGCATTTTGTCTTGTTGTTAATAGTGAAATAGTATTAGACATATCATTAGTAATTTGAGTAATTTGACCAGCAGATAATGTTGTTGTACCTGATGTGAGAGGTCCGCCAGGTATAATCGAATTGACTACTAAAGTAACATCGGAAGATACTGTATTTGAACTATCTGAAATCTGTGGTGATATCAATAGACTTGTAAAACTACCTAAAATTGGTGATGTATTTGTAATACTATCTGTCTGATTAGTAATATACATGGCTGTTTTACCATAAGCCATTGCTGTATCATAATGAGGCACAGAATCATTATTTGTGAAAGATTCTACACCAGATAAACGGTTTGTGTGATGATAATATGAATTTGCTGTAGACCATAACGTATTAGCTAATGTAGACATTGAAAATAGTGATGTTACATTACCTGAACGAATTGCAGAAGAAATTGATGTCGCTGATGATTCAAGACTAAACATCAAGTTAGCAACAGGATTATAGATATAATTTAATTTACTTGAAGCCGTGCCGTCAATTATATCTTGTGCTTGCCAAGGTTGAATAAACGGAGGCATACTATTCAAATGTGATTGTGTACTATCAGACAAATTGTTTATGAAACCATTTGGGTCTGAAAAGTTATATCCTAATGTGTTGTAAACACCGCTTGTATTATTAACTAAAGCCATAATTATATTCCCGTAACAAATTGTAATACTGGAGGTCCTGTGAATCCTTCAGGCGCAGGATGAAAATGTGCATTATATAGTCTTGAATTTAAAACGTCAGTCATCAAGAAAGCGTTCATTATACCAATATTTGCAAGACCAAAAGTGCCCAATGGTGCAGATACAGACACAAAAGACATGATAGGTCCAGCACAAGTAATTTCAAGTGGTGTTGCAATAGGAATACCAACAGATATACCACCAAATTCCGTTACAAAACCTGCCGGACCTGCCGACATACCATAAACAGCATCAACACGAGATTTTGAGGTAATTTTTTGTGCAGTTAATTCACCACCCACAGACAAATCTCCATCAAGATGAAAGTAATCACCTGTTTGTAATTTAAAACCACCACCAAGTAAGCCACCGCATTGTAGGTTGTAATCACCAACAGATGTCACGCTTGCTTGTCCTTCAATAACTTGAGTAAAATTACCTTTGATGTGTTGTTCTACATTACCTTCAACTTGTTCAATCTTATCACCTTTGATATTAATTAAAGCATCACCTTCTACAGTAATATTCATTACACCTTTAATTAAAATATTTTTATCTTTAATAGTGATTTCATAACCATTACCATATACTTTGTGAACTTCATCACCATTTGGGTGCATTTCAATGAATGTTCCAGAACGATGTTGTAAACGAACACGCTCACGGTCTGGTGTATCATCTAATTCAAATGAATGTCCACTTGTTGTCTGTGTGACATTATTGTAAGGATAAACTGGTTGATAATCAGTATTAGCCGCAGATTCTGGTTCTGTCCACGCTTTAAAGAAACTTGGTTGTGCTGTCATTATATAATCCTATACATGGCTCTTATTAATTGTATTGTTTGTTACACCTGTTGATATTGTTGTTTTAGCTGAAGTCACTATACCATCAACTGCGGATTGTATTTGTGTTGTGTCGCCAGAAGAAATGGCAGAAACAAGTGCTGGGTCAACTTGAGCTTGTTGGTCAGCTGTTGATTGTTGTAATGATGCAATAGAACCGTCTAATGTTGCAGTTGCATATTTCTGAACTGTTCCTGGAATAGAAGCAATTTGATTTTTAACTCTCTCAAGAGAATTAGTAAAATTAGTTAAACAAGATTTAACTATGGCTTGTAATCTAGCAGGAAGTGTTTCAATCCATTTAATGATTTCTTGAATATCTTGTATTAAATAATAAACAAAAGCAATATCAGCAATAATTTGAGCAATTTTTTTTAATTTTTCATTAATTTGACGAACAATATCTTTTAGTGTTGAAAAAGCAGTTGATACTATACCTGTTGGATCGAATCCTACAGATATAATGATAGCATTGATGGCTAATCTAAATGTTTCATTTAATTTCAAAATAGCGGAACGAATTAAATTTGCAGCTGCCAGTTTACCATTTTCAATTGCACCTGTAATCAATCCAAGATTAGGAAGAAAACTTGTAAAACTAAAACCAGCAGGAAATACAAATCTAAAATCACAAGCATGAGATAAATCACCATTCGTAACATAGATGCCAGTGTTTTTTAAAACACCTCTAGCCAAGTTTGGTGATGTTTGTACACCTACTGTTGTGTATGTTCCACCAAAAGAAAATATCGGAGGATTTATTTCCGAAATGATACCGTTAATTGCTTCTGTTACAGCAACATTTACTTTTTTTAATTCCAAATCTATCATTTTTTAATTATGCAATACGTTGCATACCTCCTAAATTAGGACCTAAACTATTGTTGACGGTGCCATAATTACCTGCTGCTGCATCTGTGGAATTAATAGCTGTACCTGATGTTGATGCAGAAGCAAAACCAGGTAATACACCCATCATTATTGGAAATTGTCCAGATTCGCCATCCATAAAGAAACCCATTACCCAATCATTTAATTCGGGACACATAAAAGATTTTGAGTTGTTTATTGGGTACATTGCTGAAGCCCAAGGTAAATCTTCTGTTGTTATTTCTGGACCATACCAACCAAAGATACGAACTTTGCATCTACCTAAACCTAAGGGGTCTATACGGTTCTCGATTGAACCAACCCACCAAACAAATCCATTCAAACCAGCAAAGCTATTGACTGCTTTAGACATTAAATATTACCTTTCGCAGCTGATTGCCATTGTGCTGACGATGATGGAACTTGGTTTAATTGATAAGGAACAGATTCTTTTACAATTTCCATAACAGTTTTGTATTCAGTATAATTTATAAGGTGTCGTACAGCAGATACCAAATATTTACCAGAATAAATCTTATTTGGAGATTTATCTGAAGGATTATTAGAAGCTAATTGAAAATCAATGACTGAACCTACAGTCACATTTGGGTCACCTGGAACAGAAATTTTCATTCTAATATAATTAGTTAGTGGTATTTGTGCTGTTCTGTGTGGTATATATGTTTCAGCAAAAATGTTATGTGCAACAGAATTTGGTTTGCTTTGTATTGTTGCATTATTTGATGAACCAAAATTAGTAAATGCTAATTTAACCACGGCTCGTGATGTATTATTAATTAAATCACCATTTCTATTTTTATAACCATTATTGAGTGGATAATCATTCAACTTATAAGCAGATTTTTGATAAGTATCATAATCAAAATTGGTAATCTTTTGTTCTCTTGTAAGAACATCTAAAGAAATTAATTGATTGGCAAACATACCCGAATTGATACCATCCAAAGTATCATATGAATTAAGAATTTCGTATGTTGTTACATTCCACACTTTTTGAGAATTGTTTATTAAATTATCTATATTTTTTGGGTCATATGAATATGTATGTATAGCTAAATTTAACATTAATGATTGTAATGACCTAAAATTAAAACCAAATTTATCTTCATAAAATACCATATCAGCACCAGGTCTATCGGCTGCAGGTCTTGCATAAGTTGAAAACCAATTAATTGCATCAAATGGTTTGATAGTTGGAACTACAAAATCATATATGCCATATGATTGTTCTATGTAACGAATTTTATTTGAAGGTACATTCAAAGTGTTGGTTAAAATATCATTCACAATATCCGTAATAGTTTTTGATTTATATGATTTACATAATTTATATTGTTCATTTAATAACATTTCTTCAGAACAAAAATGTAGACAATAACTTTCGGTATACATGTTACCTTCAAGTTTTCTTTTGTCCATTTTATAAACACGGAATATTTTATCTATTTCGGTAATTTTTTGTCCCGTTTTGTTAAACGACAATCTTAAAAATTCATTACCGGTGAGATTTAATAATTCAGCATAAGACATAGATTCTGAAACCATGACATAACCAGAAGCAGTATTATTAAATAAATCCTCTTGGTATGAAATTTCAACCATAATATTACGCAAATCTATAATACCCGAAGTGGTAAGCAAAGACAGATTTGTTAAAGAATAATCTTTGGCAAAAACTACACCACTCATATTTTTCTACCTAATAAATTACTTAATTGTTGTTCAATTCGACCAGCATAATCAACATTAATTAAATTAATATTTCGTTTTGCTTCATTTAAAGATAATTCATAATCATATAAACTTTGTTGTGATGTTGTGATGTTTACTGTAATTGTTTCACCAGAATCAAATGTTTGTGTTGTCGTTGAATCTGGAGTTATCAAAAAAGTTTGATAGTCAATCGGCACAATTTTTGTTGTTGGAGTTAATGAATCATTATTTGTTGTCGTGATTATTTTTTGATATTCATAAATTGTACTTTGTGCATAAGAAACGCCTGAAGTATTACCTGAAGCTTCCATATATTTTAAATTAATATAATCATTAATTTGTTTTGAATTCAAAGGCCAGTCAAACTGAGCATCAAATATTTGATTTGAAAACAATACCATCCAATAACGATTTGGGTCACCATAATATTTTGTTGCAACTATATCTGGTGTGTCACCTTCTTGGATATCATATGAATAAAATAATAATGGATTCTTTAATAATGATGGGATTATTTCAACCCTATCCATTAAGTTTATAAGATTAATCATATTTCCATTATTATCTGGAAATTTTATTTTTGAAAAACTATTAAAATATAACATTATCTTAATGAACCTTGTGGTTTGTCATTGTGGTTGGGGTCACCAAAACCTTTTTGTAATTTTGATTTTGTAACAATTTCAATTTCTCTGAATGTTAAATTTAATTGTGTTTGTACAGGCGCACCGTTATTGTAAGCAGCAAAACCATTAGGTGCATAATTGACATCAATATTAGCTAATACACAGTCACCATATTTTGGAAGATATAAATTTTCTTTTTCACCAAGCATAAATTCGATACTGAATAATGAAGGTGGTGTCATAAACATACCTTGCGAATTGGTTACAGATAATAATTCTGGTGCAAAATGATATTTGAATTGTGAAATAATAGCATTAACTTCTGCTGATTCTGCCGCAGAGGTTGGTGTAAAATTGAATGTTAATTGAAATTCACGGAAATCAACACCTCGATATATCATTTGCAATTGTGGATTGATAGCTACTCCACCACCTTGTAAAAATACATCTTTCAATGTTTCGGAACCAGATAATGCAGCATTAATTTCACCTTTTAAATTTTCTTTAGCAGCACTATCGTGGCCAGTTATATTACCTTTATAAAAATCTGTTCCTACGTCTAGAAGTGATTTGATTGTTTGCAATCCTTTAAAAACACCACCCATATCATTCATTAAACTTAACTGGTCATAAGAAGCATTATATGTTGCAGTTAAAGTGTCTGGCATATACAATGATATTACGGCTTTTGATTCGGTTGTTGCAGCCGTTAAATGTAAATTTGGTATGCCAGGTAAATCAATTTGTTGGCCAGTAGTATCATAACCGGTACCTAAAATTTCTTTAATCCAAAATTTAACGTAATGATTTTTTGTATTGGATTGTAAATCTTTTGGATAAACATGTGATGATATACCCAAATTAGTTGAATATAAAGAAGCAAG